GGCAGGTCCTATGTTTAAGATTCTCATGGAACGCTTCAAGGCGGCTGAGGACAATCCAAAGCGATTTAAATTCAAACTCGCTTATAAACAACACACTCCAGAGATTGTGTCCTTCATGGAGCAGCATAGCTCCAAAAGCTACATGGAGGCAGATTTCTCCTCTAATGACAAGACGCAGGTCAAGGATGTCATTGAGTTGGAGTTGATGTTTATGGCAAGGTTGGGTGCACCAAAGTGGTTTCTCAAGTTGCACAGGTTAAGCAACCGGTTTTCAGCGTACAACACGAAGTATGGCGTGTCCGCCATCGTTGAAAATGCTTTACCAACAGGTGCAACAGACACCACGTTTAGAAATTCCTTTTGGAACCTTGTCATTTTTAATTCCTGGGCTTACAAATACAAAGTAAGCGGAGCAATCGTTTGCGTCCTTGGAGACGACATGGTGGCTGGTTTGCCTAGGCGCGTCAGACGCGCTGCTTACCATTACCAACAAGTCGCCAAGCTCGCTAGGATGGATGCTAAAGTTACTACTGGGCGATCACTTCACTGTATGCATTTCTTGTCAAAACACTTCGTCCCTGTTACTCGGGGCGATAATGCACACGTGATGCTCCCATTCATAGGGAAAGTGCTCGCAAAGTTTAACGCACGTCCTAACGGCAACCAAGGCGTTACTGACGACGAATACATGGCTGGCAAGTCTTTGTCTCATTGTTACGAATATCGTTATTGTCATTTACTCAGAGATTTATTTGTTAGGAGAGCTAACAATCACTTGCGTCTTTCGGGAGGCAAGTTTAGCATGGAAGGTATGACCTACCATGTCCGACAGTTCTCTACTCACAAAGGTCTCATAGAGCAAATGCTTTCAGGTGCTACTTCATGGCCTGATCTCGTTACAAGCGAAGATTTGTCATTACATTGGATCACGTTAGCTGACCTCACTTTCACAGACGTATTCCCCCTTATCGAGTCTGTAGTCCTAACCGACAGGTTTGGGATTCTCGATAATGAAGCGCTCAAGCGGTTAGTCGACTACTAGCGACGTCCCCCATCACACCCGTGGCGGAGGAACGCCAGTGCGACCCGCCAGCAATTCAAAGGTTTACGTTTGGTTCCTTTTAAAAATAAGCCCAGACAAAAAAAAAAAAAAA